TCTATTACGGCCATCGTGCTCCGCGCACGGAGACCGCGAAGGAGGCCAGACGGCACAGCAAGAGATCCGGGCGCAAGGTCGCCGAGCCCAGGGAGAACTGGATCGTCCACGCCTCCGAGCTCTACGCACGGACCGAGTGGCCGAAGCTCGGCGAACGCATCCTTTCCAACGCGATCAAACCTGCATTTGCAAAATGAAAATCTCTCCGATTGTTCTGCTCCTGCGCGAGAAGTGCGCGAGCTTTGACGGCCGCATCGGCGGCACGGCTGACATACCTATCGCCGAGAAGGCGACAAACCTGCCACTGCCGTGCGCCTTCGTCCTGGCGCCGCAAGACGCTGCGGACGATGTCGCCATGCAGACGCGATACGTCCAGACCGTGACGGCGACTTTCGACATCATGGTCTACGTCTCCGCCGCCCAGGACGAGCGCGGCCTCGATGCGTACGACGTGGCCGACGAGCTGAAGGCTGAGATCATCCAGGCGCTCGCCGGTTATGAACCGGCGGACTGCAGCGACTGGGTGACCTTTGAGTCTGCCGAGGTTGCTGCGCTCAACGCGGCATATCTCGCATACCGGCTCGTCTTCAAGTGCGTCTACACGATCGACGACTCGAACACGTATCACGGAGAGCTCATTGAGAACTTGCCACGATTCCTAAGGCTGCACACCGATGTGGTTGGCACCGAAGGCGACCCGACTGGTCGGACCCCGATCGCTTCGCAACGAATCGAATTTACTGAGGATTAGCTATGCCTGTTTCCTTTAACTACATCCCGGGCGACATCAGAGTGCCGCTCTTTTATGCCGAGGTCGATCCGTCGGCTGCATCGGTGACGGTTGGGACGAATCAGTCTGTCCTGATTGGTCAGATGCTCTCCGGCGGTACCGCTGAAGCTGGCGTGCCTGTGCGCGTCGCGACGGCCGCAAAAGCCAAGGCTCTTTTCGGTCGCGGCTCTCAACTCGCCCGCATGGTCGAGGCGTTCCGCGCAAACAACCCGTCCGGCGTGCTCTTCTGCGTGCCCCTGGCGGAGCCGGACGGCTCTCAGGCCGCCGGCGCGATTACCTTTTCCGGTGAAGCAACCGAGGCCGGTGTTGTCTACGCCTACATCGGCAGCACTCGCGTGTCTGCCGCTGTTGCTGCCGGCGATACCGCGAACAGTGTCGCGATGGCGCTCGCCGCGTCGATCAACGCGAAGGCAGACCTTCCTGTGACGGCTGAAGTGCTCGTCGGGACAACTGACGTGACGCTGACCGCAAAGAACATTGGTCTCGCCGGCAACGACATCAAGGTGAGCATCAACTACAACGGCAGCGCGGCCGGAGAGGAACTGCCCGACGGCATCGGTGCCGAAGTTACCGCCATGGCTGGCGGCACCGGAACACCTGACGTGACGACCGCCTTTGACGCCTTGGGCGACGAGGCTTTTGAGTTCATCGGCATTCCGTACTGCGACACGGTCACGCTCGACGCTTGTGCTGCAGAGATGCAGGATGCGTCCGGCCGCTGGTCTCCGACGCGCCAGCTTTATGGTCACGTTTACACCGCGCTGCGCGGCGAGTCCGGAACTCTTGCTGGCTTTGGCTCTGCGCGCAACGACCAGCACTGCTCAATCTTCGGCTACGAGCCGAATGCGCTGGATGATGTGTGCGCTTATGTCGGTGCGATCCTCGGCCGTACGTCCGTGTTCATCACGAACGATCCGGCGCGTCCGACGCAGACCGGACTCCTTGTTGGTCTCGCCGCTCCGCGCATGCAGGATCGGTTCACGCTTGCCGAGCGTCAGGAGATGCTGACAAGCGGAATTGCGACCGTCTATACCTCCGGCAACGTGCGCATCGAGCGCGCTGTGACGACCTGCCAGCGCAACGCCTTCGGTGACGAGGATGTGAGCTATCTCGATTCCGAGACGCTTCACACGCTCTCGTACATCCTGAGGTATCTGCGCAGCATCATCACGACGAAGTATCCGCGCCATAAGCTCGCCAACGACGGCACGCGCTTTGGCGCAGGCCAGGCTGTCGTGACGCCGTCCATCATCCGCGCAGAACTGATCAGCGCGTACCGCTATCTCGAGGATCGCGCGATCGTAGAAAACGCAGACGCGTTTGCCGAGAACCTCATCGTCGAGCGCGACTCCGCAGACGTCAACCGTCTGAACGTGCTCTTCCCGCCGGATCTCGTCAACCAGTTGAGAATCTTTGCAGTGCTGGCCCAGTTCCGCCTGCAGTACACGGCTACGGAGGACTAAGACATGGCACAGAGACTTGCAGGTACCGTTTATCTCAAGGTAAACGGCCAGATGATCGACCTCGAGGGTACGGTCACGATCAATCCCGGCGAGATCACGCGCGAGCCGATCGTGAGCTCGACCGGAGTCATCGGTTATACCGAGACGCCGAAGAGTCCGAGCCTCGAGTACACGGGCTACCTCACCAAGGAGCAGCTCCGCACGCTCTACGGCGACACGAACATCACCGCCACGGCAGAGCTGGCCAACGGTACCGTGTTCGTGCTTTCCGGCGCTTTCGTGTCCGGCGAACCCTCTCTTGATGCTCAGGCCGGCACTACTCAGGTGACGCTGAGCGGCGTTCACGGGGAGTTCATCTGATGACGACGATCACTCTGAAAAAACCGATCGAGGTCGGTGGCGAAAAGATCACGGAGCTTCGCTTTGATGAGCTGACGGTCAAGACGATTCGCGAAGTTGGGATGCCTTTTTCCCTGGATGCTTCCGGCAATGCCTCGACAGTCATCGACGCCAACGCCATCGCCAAGTATGTCCACAAGCTTTGCAAGGTGCCACCGTCTACGGTGGACAAGCTCTGCCCGGCGGACTTCATGGCATGCACGGCTGTCGTGATGGGTTTTTTCGGCGACTAAGCGGCGCATCACTCGGCGACCTTGTAGACCTGGTCTATGAGGTCGCCTATTTCTGGAAGGTCTCGCCGCTGGACCTTTTTGACAGAACGCTGGAGGAGGTGCTTGAGATGAAGACTCAGCTTAACCGCCTCAGCAAACTGATTTCCGACTATCGGATTTAAGCCATGGCAGGACAGACGTATAACCTCAAGACTCTGCTCAGTGTCACGGACAAGCTGAGTCCGGCTCTGCAGAAGATCCAGAAAAGCTACGCCGGCGTTGCCACGAGGATGAAGGGCGTCAATCGTGCAGCGGGTAATGTCAGCAAAGCTTTTGCGAACTTCAAGGGCGTTGCTCTCCGTGCGGCGGTTGCGATGGGGGGATTTGCCGGTTCAATTATTGGAGGGACTAAGGCGTTCGCGGGCTATGCAGATAGCCTTGCCGCAGTCTCCGACAAGACCGGCGTTGCGGTCAAGGATTTGCAGGAACTCCGCTACGCTGCAGCAGTCAACGGGTCGTCTGCCGAGGAGATGGATGCGGCTCTTACCAGGCTGAATAAAACAATGGCAGACGCGGCTGCAGGCCACAATGCCAAGGCCGCCTCCCTGTTCAAGACGCTCGGTATTTCGCTCAAGGACGCCCAGGGCAACGTGCGTAACGCTGCGGACGTGATGCCTCAGCTCGCAGAAGCCATGAGGCACAATACAAATTCTGCGCTTCGTACGCGGATGGCGATGGACTTGTTCGGGCAGTCCGGTGCGAAACTTCTTCCGCTCCTGAAGCAGGGTAGCGCCGGTCTGCAGGCGATGAGCAAACGTGCTCAAGAGCTAGGGCTCGTTGCTAGTGATGACGCTGTCAAAGCTGGCGGCGAACTCAATAACACGATTGCAGAACTCGGCATGGCAATGAATGCCACGACCGGCGAAATTACTCGCAGCCTTGCTCCTGTTGTCAAAGAGCTCTCTGAGCAATTGATGATCTGGGCAAAAGGAAACCGCGAAATCATTGCAACCAAGGTTACAGAGTTTGTTAAAAGTACCGCCGCCTCGATCAAAACGCTTGCCGGTTGGATTGGACAGCTGTCGTGGGACAACGTCCTCACCGGGCTGGAAATTATCAGTGGCGCAATGTTGGCGGGAAAGATTGCCAACTTGGCGTCGGCGCTTTTTATGCTCGGAAAAGCTGTGTTTGCCGCTACCGGACCATGGGGGGCCTTGGCGGCAGCGGTAGCGGCGGCTGTTGTGTTCATAGTGTCCAACTGGGACAAGATTGTCGAGGTCACAACGCGGCTGGCTAACGAGGCAAAGCAGGCGTTTTCGGCGGTCTGTGATTTCCTTCTTGAGGACGCAAAGAAAGCTGTAAACGCGGTGGTCGGTTTCTTCAAAGGGATTCCCGATGCCGTGAAAGCGGTTTGGGATGACTATGCCGCATATTTGAAGAGCTTGCCCGGCCTGGTGTCAAATGCGTTTGACGGAATCACAGAGATTTTCTCGTCTGCGGTCGACAAGATTAAAGGCATCTTCCCGTCGTGGATGACGAAATTCTTCTCCGGCTCCGGCAAGCACGACATCAATGTGACAACCGCCCAGGGAGCTCCTGGTGCCCAGCCTCAGCCGCTAACAGCGACGAACCGGACGGCCATGGGGCTGTCCGCAGCTGGCGCGGTGACTGGCTCGGTTGATGTCAACCTGCGCAACCAGAGCGCCGGAACAACAGAGACGCATAGGGCACCGCTGCGCGGGCAGGTTCAGGTCTCGGGCAATCCGGGCGAGATGCGTCCCGCATACGCGTATGCCGATGGAGGTGACTGGTGATGTCGGCGCTTACCAAGCAGCTGCGCCCCGCGAGCTTTCGGGGCGTTTCTTTTTCGGTCTCCGACGCGGAGTACAACGGCGGACGCCGCACGGCTCTGCACGAATACCCGCAGCGCGACACGCCCTATGTCGAAGACATGGGACGTGCCACGCGCCAGTACAGCATGACTGCTCTGGTCGTGGGCAGTGACTACATCGCCCGCGCCAAGTCGCTGATGGCTGCGCTGGAGAAGCCTGGCGCCGGCCGGCTGGTTCATCCGTGGCTCGGCGAGCTGAATGTCATCGCGACCTCAGTCGGCACGCTCACGTTCAGCAACTCGCTCGGCATGGCGTCGGTCTCGCTCTCGTTTGTCGAGGCTGGCGAGAAGCTCTATCCGAGCATGGCGACAAGCTGGGCCTCGGCACTTCGCGGTCAGATCGATTCCGTGCTTGACGCTGCGGCTGATGCGTTTTCTGGTGCAATCGCCCTGGTGAACCAGGCGGACTACAT